TACCCGCAAGTTCCCCCGCACCCTGTCGGAGGCCTTCCCCTCTGCCCCAGAATGGCAGGAAAAGCCCCCTTTGCATGACAAGGTGTTGGCCTATATTGCCATGTTCGTGGCAGGGTATTTGACAGCCCTTTTGGTTTTCAGTTAATATCTGCCCCGTTGTCGTAGAAAGCAACTATGTCTAAGCCTCTTACACATGCTCTCGCCCTTGGTCTTCACCTATGGGTTTCTACCGAGGGCAGTTGTAAGGGGCTTTTTTATTGTCTATCTACGTCAACCGTACCCCACACGATAGCAAGTGCCCCTGACTGTGGCAGCGTGGGAGAAAAGCGGTTCAGCTTGACCCAAGGGGGACGGCTGCACGAGGGTTCTGCCCCAAGTGATAAACAGACATGTAGGTTGATAGTCGATTGTTGCAGAGACAAATTCTCTGGTCTGATAAATAAAGCAGCAGAACTGTATACGGGCAGTAGCCCCATACAGGACAGCCCCAAGGCTGAAAGTAGGACATTGACTAATCATCATCCCTACCGTAGCCCTTGTATTGCCCAAAGGAAACACATGAACAAACAAGAAGCTAACCAACTGCTAGATGAAGTCAAGCTAGGTAAGCCCCATCCTGCAAGAGACATAGACCTAGCCCTGCTAACAACTGGAGACTTACATGGAAAACTTTATGACCTGGATACTTACCTTAACCACAGGTTTGCTGGTAGGTTTAGCCCCACTTATCCTGTTGCTGCATTACAAAATCAAGAAGGAGAACAAGCATGAAATAAACACTTGACATCATCTAACTAACTGTGCTTATAATCTAATCCCAATCATTTGAAAGGTTCGTGACCATGACAAAGTTATGCATAAACTGTATCCACATCCTCAACTCTGAGGTTTTACCTGATGACCAAGAGTACGCTAGATGCGGCTTTGACAGGCCTATAAGCCTCGTTACAGGCCTTCTACGCACCATCCCTGAACTACCCTACTGCTCTACTGAAAGATACGCTTCTGGCCGCTGCAAACCCGCAGGAGAAAATTGGGTTGCCGCTGACGATGTGATGACAGCAGAAGAGGAAGAACTTATGAAGGGGATGCCAAATGTCTGACTTCTCCCCAGAAACAAGAAACTCTGCGATATGGAGCGGAGACTCCCGCAAGGTAGCTAACGGCAAAGCTAACGAAGTCATCCTGACCAAGCTTGGCAAGATGGAAATCCCCGACCTGTCTGGCATAGAAGCTGTACAGATGGGTCATGTGATGGAACCAGTCATAGGCAGACTCGCCCAAGCTGAACTCAAGACAGAGCTAACCAAGATTGATGACGCTCTGACCCACCCTAAACATAGCTGGTTACGCAGCCATTTTGACTTTGCGGGGAAACTCGGTGGAAAAACAATACTTGTCGAAGCTAAAAACTACAACGCTGGTGTGCGTAATAAGTTTGATGTGTCTGGTGTCGCACCCCCTGCGGATGTTGCTCAATTGGTACACGAAGCTGCTGTATTCGGTGTCGATATGGTTTATCTCGCCGTTCTATTCGGAGGTCAAGAGTTCGTCCTCATTCCGTTTCATATTACAGAGACACAAAAAGACGAACTTATACGCCAGATGGCTTCAATCTGGGGTCATGTCCAAGCGGGAACCACCCTACCACCAGAAGACCTAGAACAGGTCAAACTCCTGTACCCACAGGAAGCCACAGGAAGCCTTAAAACAGCCTCTGCAAGCGTTGAACAAGCCTGTCTAGCCCTGAGTCAGGTCAAAGCCAATATCAAGGCTCTAGAGGCTCAGGAAGAGCAGCTACAAACCTTGGTTGCTGGCTACATGGGGGAATCCTCTACCCTGTCCAGCATAGATGGTCAGGTGCTAGCTACTTGGAAGAACGCTAAACCTTCCGCAAGGTTTGACAGCAAGATGTTCCAGTCTGCTATGCCTGACATCTATGACCAGTTTGTCAGGGATATCCCTGGCTCCCGTAGATTCCTTTTAAAGTGAGGTTCACATGTTATTCACAGAGAAACAACAGCAACGAGTTACTTTGCTAGAAGCAGAGATGAAACAAATGTCTAGTAAATACAACACTTTACAGACACAAGTAGATGCTCTGCTCAAGCTCTCCTACTCAAAGTATGGAATCAAGCTAGATGGCACACCTAAAGCCAAGCCAGGCAGAAGACACAAGGTGGCTGCATGAAAGCCTATCCCTACATGCACAAACACCCTACAAGTGGTCAAACAACCATCTCTGATGGCATGGACTTGCGGGACTACTTTGCTGGTCAGGCTTTGGCAGGATTGCTTGCTTCTGATGTCGAAGACAAGATGGATTCTTTTGCTTCTATATCTTATATGTTGGCAGATTTAATGATGAAACAACGTAACTACAAGGAGGTTCCAAATGAACATAATCCCGCTGAATGACATCCAAGCTATGGCAGAGGTTGCTGCCACCAGCAAGATGTTCGGGTTTAAAAACCCACAAGAAGCTATGGCAATCATGTTGCTATGCCAAGCAGAAGGTCTGCATCCCGCTATCGCTATGCGTGATTTTCATGTCATCCAAGGCCGTCCAGCATTGAAAGCAGACGCAATGCTTGCTCGTTTCCAACAAGCAGGTGGCTCCGTACAGTGGAAGGAATACACAGATGAAAAGGTCACGGGATTATTCACGCACCCGCAGGGCGGTTCTCTTGAACTCAGTTGGACTCTACGCCAAGCGAAAGAGATTGGAATCGCCAACAAGGATAACTGGAAGAACTACCCAAGAGCGATGCTCCGTGCTCGTGTCATTAGCGAAGGAATCCGCTCTGTATTCCCAGGTTGCGTGGTGGGTGTCTACACCCCAGAGGAGGTACAAGATTTCAATCCTCCCGCAGAACAGAAGGTCAAGCACATGGGCACTGTGGAGCGGGTGGAGGATGTACCAGAGGATGTTCTACAAGAGGACGATGGGGCGTTTGCGCTTCACGTACCGAATTCAGACAAACCTTACAAACGATACGAAACGCCTGAAGATTGGATAGATGGCTATGCCAGCATGGTTAACAGAATTGTCTCCAGCCAAAAGTTCTCTCTGGAGGAAAAGACAGCAAAACTTGCTTCCCTCGCAACATGCAATACAGGTGTTACAGAAAACTTCAACAGCTTGGATAAAGTCAAACTCAAAGCAGCCATTGTCACCGCTGGAGGACAAAGCTCCCCAAAGCCAGACATGTCCCAACAACCTCCAGATACGGGACTCAGCGAATGATGGTCTTAAATCACTTGAGGGACATAGGGAGCCTGACACCACTGGAGGCATTAAATGAATATGGTTGTTTCAGGCTTGCGGCACATATCGAATCTCTGCGAAAAGACGGACACAGAATCTTTACGGAGATGGTTAACCAAGGCGGGAAGAAGTTTGCCAAGTACACACTTACACGAAAGGATTGAAATGGCAACAGGAAATGCACACAAGGAGATGCCTGGTTCAGGTGTCATGTACTGGGAAGCAGAAGAGATGCGTAAGTCTCCCAAAGGCCCAGACTACAAAGGGTTTGTTGTTCTAGAGATGGACTACAAAGCAGGTGAGAAGTTGAAGATTGCAGCGTGGCAAAAGCCAACCAGCCGAGGGCACAACTTGCTTGCTTTGAAAGAAGATAACTGGAGCAAAAAGAAACGTGAGGAAGAGATGAAGGATAAAGAAGTGCCTTCTAACTACGCACGTAAACCAGCAAGTCGGTTTGGTGAAGATGACTCTGACGTACCTTTTTAAGGAGAGAAACATGAAAAAACTTTTAATTGGCATTTGGGTTGCACTTAGCACAACAGTGGTCTGGGCGGCCTGTTCAACACATACTTACTATGCAAATGGCAGGTATGTAACTTGTACAACCTGTTGCTACGGGAACAACTGCAACACTAACTGTTACTGATGGCAACAAAGACCTCACCCACACAGCGTAGTCTGGCTCACCTGCGTGAGCTTGGTTACCACGTTGAAGTAGTTGAGAAGTGGAACAGCTTCACTAAACAACGAAAAGACCTGTGGGGGTGGGCTGACCTTCTCGCTATTCGCAAAGGTGAGGTGCTGGCAGTGCAGGTAACAGCCTCTGCTGTCAGTGACCGCATAAAAAAGATTATGGCCTCCGACACGCTTGCTCTTGTAAGAGATGCAGGGATTCGTGTGGAGGTACATGGTTGGAGAAAATCCGCAAAGACAAACAGATACGTATTAAGAATTGAGGACATATCATGAGTGACATCAAACCAACACCACAACAAATCCAGATGAGCCAAGACTCGCTCAACAAGGCCAACAACAGCATGAACTACACCATGAACTTGGTGAACATGTCTTTGCAACAACTGTGGAACATCGCCTACGCTGCTGGCTTTGAAGATGCACAGGAAATCATGAAGACAGACAAAGGTCAAAAATGAGTAAGGCTCACATCTTCATCGCTACCCCTATGTATGGTGGTATGACCACAGGCTACTACTGTCAGTCACTGGTCAACACAACCGCTGTCATGAGGGCTAACGACATCGACATGTCCTTCTCCTGCATGTTCAACGAATCCCTTATCCAGCGTGGGCGTAACGCTCTTGCACATGGCTTTCTGAACAAGAAGGAAGCTACCCACTTGATGTTTATTGACGCAGACATCCGCTGGAATCCTGCCGACATCGTTCCAATGATTGACGCTGACAAAGATATTATTTGTGGCATCTATCCTAAGAAGGAAATCAACTGGCATGGTGTCGAGCAAGCAGTCAAAGATGGTGTGCCTGTTGACCAACTGAAAACCCGTACAGGTTCGCTGGTGGTTAACCTTGTTGACTATGCTGGCACAGTCACAGTACCAGCACATGAGCCTGTGGAAATCTGGAATGGCGGTACAGGGTTCATGCTTATCAAGCGTGAGGTACTGGAAGACCTGGCTACAAAGATGCCAAGCTATATCAACGATGTCACCTTCCTGTCTGGCGAAATCAAGCAGGACAAGATTGTGGAGTTTTTTGCCTGTGCTATCGAAGAAGGCGTAGGACGCTTGCTGTCAGAAGACTATTACTTCTGCCAAGAAGCACGTAGACATGGCTACAAGATTCATGCCGCTCCGTGGGTGGTTCTGGGGCATTTCGGTAGCTACCTGTTTGAAGGTGGCTTGCTTCCAGCAGCATGACCATCTCTCTTGACCTTGGGTGCGGAGAAACCATCCGCAACCCCTACCAAGCAAAGTCAGTTGTGGGACTGGATTTAGAGCAAGCAGACCTTGCTGTAGAGCCTATCCCCTTCAAAGACAATCTGTTTGATTTTGTAACTGCTTACGACTTTCTGGAACACATCCCCAGACTGCTGTACATCCCACACCGCAGATACCCGTTTGTAGAACTCATGTCAGAGATTTACAGGGTCATGCGGATGGGTGGCAAGTTCTTATCCTCTACCCCTGCCTTCCCACACAGTGCGGCCTTCCAAGACCCTACACATGTGAACATCATTACTCCAGATACGTTCTACGAGTATTTTGATGACAAGAAGACTTGGGCTAAACAGTACGGATTTAAGGGCGCATTCCAGATAAATGAGATGCGCTACCACGGCCCTCACCTGCTGGTAGAGCTACAGAAGGTCAGCGTTTCGCAGTCCGTGCCGACTTGATAAATGCTGCTTTGGTAGGGTAACCAGCTTGACCTTTGCGTTTAGGAGGCAGTCCTGCCGCTCTGCGTTGGTTGATGTTGAAGTACAAGCCACGTTGGGCTTTTGGTGTGTATGCCATTATCTGCAACCCCATCTCTTTCTTGCTGCCTTGCCACGTTCCCCCGTCCATCCACTGCTTCTAGCGCAGAAAGACTTGTGACGAGGATTCGATGTATCTTTGGTGGGAGCCTTGAGGTTGCTCCCTGTTGCTCTGTTTGCCTTTGCACGACCCTTGGCAGTCAATCCCGCACCCTTCTTCACAGAGAGCTTCTCGCCTCTGCCAACAGATAGATTTGGGAATTTCTTCCTAGCCATATTGACTCCTATGCAACCAAGCCTTGCAAATATGTAGTTTTACCCGCAACCTTGGTAGCAGTCAATTCCTGCTTCTTCAGGTTGGCAGGGTCATACGACACGTGCACCCAGCCGCTGTCAGGGATGCCAACTGTATAAAACTCAAGGATAAGCTGTGTGTAGTCCAAGTTATCCATAATCCATTGAGCCAAGTCAGCATTGGCAACACCAGGGATTTCTATATCTGCTGCTCTCCCAAGGCAATGGTCTGAGGTCTTTGAGCCTCCCGTGGCCTGGTTCACGGCTGGAGCACGGAATCCTGAGTTCACCTTGACACCCTTGCCAAAGTGGTCACGTACGGGTTGCAGGACTTTCTCGCACAGCAAACGCAGATTTTCTGTGGCCTGTTCATCAGGGGTATTGTCCAAGTCCAGACGCAGGGCTGTCTCAGATTTTGTCAGTTCATGCAGGGAAAAGTTGGCAGTCAAGTTCATTTGATTTCCTTCTGTGATTCAACAGCTTTGTTGTATAAGTCTATACAGGCATTGAGTTTTTGTATAGCTCTATCACCCTCCTCGGCTATTGCGAAAAGAGTTTTTCCAACCTCTGGGTCAATGTTGGCTCGTGCTTCTCCTCCACTACTTCCTGTGGCAGAGGCGGTATCTGTGGTGGTTTGTACGGGGCAGGACGCTTTGAGGCGCAGCTTGAGAGCACCAGAATCAATAGCAGCATCCCGCTGTTTCGCAACCAGTTTGGCTTTTTCATTTGAATTCCTCAGTGCATCCGCAGTCTTTGTTACAGCCGTGGCTAGAGCCTGTTCCTTTGCTCTGGCAACAGTATTCAGGCGGTCAACCTCTTCTTGTTGGGCTTTTGCCTCAACATGCTTGCCGTAGTAATAGCCTCCACCGAAAGCTATTAACAAGGCTACAAGACCAGACAACAAGCCTTTCATGGCTTGGGTGGCTCGTCATTGTCGTTAGCTTCTGCCTTTGAGATGGCAGTGGCTACAGCTTTGATTCCTGACCTGCCAGCCACACCACCAAGCACACCAGTGATAAACACCATGATGGTGCTAATCTGGCTTGTGTAAATCTTGTCGATAGGAGCCATGCCAGACATGGGCTGAGTGACGTAGGTCACAGAGTACAGGAACATAGCCATTGCGCCGAGCAGGATGCTGACCAGCACCACGATGACAAACGCCCAGACCCTGACTTCAATTTCTTCTGCTGTCAGGCGATTGCTGACATTTTTGACTACTGTAGGCATCACTTCTTCTCCTGTTCAGGTTTATTTAACTGTTCTGGGCAAGTGCCAGTAGCTGTGCAAATAGGAGGTTTGCACTCAGCAAGCTCCCAGTTTTTGGGGTCTTGGCACGGATAACGGAATCTATCTTCGCACCCTGTCATCAGGAATGCCATCAGAATCATGATTACGGTTTTGTTCACGATTTTTCCTCTCCACCTCTCGTCTTAACTTTTCTACCTTTTCTATCTGCTGCTTGGCCTCATGCTTAGTTTCTAGCACATCCAAGTACAACATCCCCAGAAGAGGCAGCAAAAGAGCAACCAACACACATGCCGCTATCCATCCCACTACGTCTTCTCCAGCCGATTTATGAACAGGAGGAACAGCCACAGGTAAAGGAGGAATGTAAAAGTCGCTAGAAGATACGCTAGGTTTGCCTGGAAGTTTCTTTTTTCCTCCCTGCGTTGCCATGCTTTGTACCTCGCTTGCGCCTCTTGCTTAAGTCTAGCCTTTTCCTGCTCTTCCTGTATGACATTCCGCATGTCAAAGACTTTGGAATACAAGGCTCCCATCTCAGGGGGAGATTGGTAAACCATCGTTTCCCTGATAGTTACCTCCAGTGCTGCCATCTGGTCTTGAGCCATAACCCTCTTGAGGGCGGCTTCCATCAGGTTGGCATCAGGGTCGTAGACTGTCTGGCTCTTCTCTTCTTCTTCTCTTATGTGGGTAGCAAGTTGCTCTTGTAAGCGGAAAAACTCTGTGAGTTGTGCCACCACATCTGACATGACCTTAGTCTCGTCAACGGCAACATACTTCTCTTTCTTCTTGGCTACAGGCTTGGCAACAGGCTTAGGCTTGCTGTCACCAGCAAACATCTGCGCCAGCTTTCCCCAGAAACCATGTACTTCTTTGGCAATGCCAACAGCTTCATCAACTGTGGCCTTGACCTCCATAAAGGAGGTTTTTGCTTGCTTATAGAGTTCGCACCCTTCTTTGATTGCCGCTACACAGGCGTTGGCAGCAAAGAGGATGCTTATCGGGTCAATTTACAGACCCTCTCCTGGGGTCACATATAAAGTTGCTGTGCTAGAAGCAACAATAGCAGACACATATAAGGCAGCAACATTAGAACATTGCTTGGGGGCAGTCATTATCACGGTTGCGTTGTTGTGAATGACAAAGCCGTAAGCAGGTGTACCCGCAACAGGAATAACCGCATCTTCTGTGCTTGCAGTTCCTAAACGAACAAACACATCTGCGGCT